GGCACATTCAAAAAGAAATGAAGATTAAAATCTGTACCAATAGATACATATTTCCAAATATTAAGATGTGTCGAAACTGTAGGTGCTGAACCATTAAGTGCCACTTCAAGTAACAAACCATCATGATCAGCATCATCAACAGATGACATATCATTAATCCTATACGGATTAGTAGATTGAAATCTTCTCGAATTATAATTTGGACACAATACTGATAAACCAGCATTTGTTCTCTGACTAGTAAGTGCCATACCAGATAAACCTGGTTGAGTATTAAGAGAATAGTAAGATGCATTAGCACTTACTGAACCCTTAGTTGCAGTAACAGCAGTATTAGATGCATCAGCATTATTTTGTGGAACTCTCATGACTTTAACATTTGATACAGTAGTATCAGTATCGACATTAAAAGTCCACATCATAGAACCACGCTGAGCAATAAAAGCTGGTGCAATCCAATTATAAGCTGTGGTTTGTACAAAATTATATTTGAAAGTTGTCGTAGTAGCAGTCAAACCCTTCGCAGTATGCAAACCACCGATGGTATCATACCCACGATAACAAGGAAAACGAGAAAATTTTTGTTTTAAAATCAACATCTCTTCATCCACTATAGTAGTTGGCTCAGTATGAACATAACTAAGATTAGTACGACGAAGAATTGTACGTAAAGATTTTATTTTCTCACCATAACAAACTAGATTTAAATTTGGATCTGCAGAATTACTAGAATTACCAACAATAGATTGTATTGGGGAACCATAAACATCACCACTCTGAACTGTCAACATAGAAGCTTCAGCAGGTAATTGTGATGGATTCGCCAATTCAAAATTTTCTCCAGCTCTAACAAAAACTAATATATCAACATCAGTTGTTGCTGTAGGACCAGTTAGTACATTTAAAACACGCATCTGGATAAGACCATTGTCATAACTAGAATCGTGAGTCAAAGTGGGTGAAGCTGAAATACTATAATTACCAACTCCTACAGGAAAAGTATTGTAAGCCTGAAGATAAGATACAGCTTGCTGGTAAGGAATAGTTATCTCTACATCAGTATCAACAGTAAGATCAACAACTTGATTGAAACATACTGTAGTACTAACAGCATCAGCCGTTATATCAGCATATGGATCATAAGTTATCCTAACTCTTCCTTTATGATAAGGTGAAGCTATCATTTTGAATCTAAATATAATATCTCCACGCCAACCAAAGAACATTGTTGATAACCAAGCCATCGGCACCATACTAACAACATTAGAACCGACAGCATTATTAGAACATTTAAATAATTGGGGTGTTGCCTTAGCTGTAAATAGAATACTATCTACAGCACTAGTACTAAGCCAATTTATTCTAGTCAAATATGATTCTTTACGAACAATATTAGAAATAATCAATTCATCTTTAGGTCCTAAACCAATAGCTTTAGGATCTATAGTCAATTCATTCTTCGGATCAATAGTCAATTTCTCAACAGGATAACCAATTTCTGGTGAAGCAAAGTGAGGAAAAGGTGAAGGTCTAAAAGGTTGTACATCACTAATTACAGGAACGTTAGTAAAACCAAATAAAGAAGCTATAGAACTAACGGCAGATGCTCCAATGCGAGTAGCTGTAGCGAATGTACCAATAAAAGGCACAGTCTCCAACCTAGACGCAACTTCAGCTAAAGCTGAAGCGGGTTGAGAAATAACTCCTTGACCATACTCATCTCCAGATTGCAAAGCTAAACCAACAGATGGACCTGATAATCTAATATTTTCAGCCCAAGCATAAACAGTAATTGTAACACCTGAACCAGTAACAGCATTTGCACTTTTAAGCGTACTGGCAATAATAAATGACAAACGACCCATATCTGCAACATCAGCTGCAGATTGTAAATGCAGCAAATTCTTATAATAGAAAAAAGGAAGTGACATTTCAGCACCTTCATTACACTGAGGATACAACCACATATGTGGTCTTTGAGAATACAATATAAGTGCATCATTTAAACTAGTAGTATTAACAGTACTTGGTGTTAAATTAGGTAAAGGTTGATAATGTGATAATACCGCTCCATAATAAAATGGAGAAGCATTAACTACAACTTTAATTTTAAGATCAGCAGATATAAATGCAAAATTATTTAATTTATATTTTATACGCGTATCATTAAGAAATAACGTCCAAGGATCTAGCGTGCTCAAAACTGTAGGTGCAGCTTGAGCTTCAGTCCACGAAATAGTTGATATCTTAACGGGTCGAGATAAAAAATCTTCTAAACCAACCTGAGGTGTAACATCAGAAATTGAAATTGGATCAATTTCACGGGTGAAACCAGATATTTCACCACGAGTTTCATCGAAAAAAGTGACATTATTATCAACTTCTGGGGTTATAGATGTAACATCGGCTGATTGTACCTCTGCAACACAATTATCATTTAAAATATCATTTTTAGTAGGAAATTGATATTTTAAATTAGAGAAACATTCTAAACACGTTTCACACATCTTAGGATAGTCAGCGCACATCGACAATAATCTCTTATGCTGATGATAAGGGATACGAAAAAGACAATTATCTTTTGGTGATATCGACTCATAAATATCTTGAGCTTCGTCTGTAGAAATAGACAAATTTTTACCATCCGATAAAGAATCGAATGGATTGGGTGTGTGGAATGCACCACACTCTAATGGAGAATTTAGCTCCTCCATACGGC